TGTTGATGTATCACTCAATTCATTTACTGGAAGTTCAGCAACTATTGCAAAGGGAACTAAGTTCACTACACAGATAGACGGTTCGACTTATGGATTTGTTGTGAATGCATCTCAAACAGTTTCACCTGTTAATGGTATTACACGATTTGTTAATCTTCCAATCTATGAAGGAAGTCTTGTAACAGCAAAGTATACTACTGACACTGCAAACCTAGATAAGAAGTATATGGTAACTGATGCTCGTGCAGACACGACTACATTAAAAGTATCAATTCAAAATTCTATATCTGATGTTACAACAACAACTTATACTCTTGCAACTGATATTTCACAAGTCACTGCTGCATCCAATGTTTACTTTCTACAAGAGAGTGAAAAGGGAAAGTATGAAGTTTATTTTGGTGACGGTGTTATAGGAACAAAACCATCTGATGGTAATATTGTAATCCTAGAATACATTGTTACAAACAAAGGTAAGGCAAACGGTGCATCCACTTTTAGTGGCACTACCGTTTCTGGTGAATCTGATGTAACAATTACAACACTAGTTAAAGCAACTGGTGGTGCAGAACCAGAAACAATCGATTCAATTAAATACAATGCTCCTCTGGATTATTCTTCACAGGGTAGAGCGGTAACAACTCAAGATTATAAAACAATCGTACCTCAAGTATATGCAGACGCACAAGCAATTCAAGTTTGGGGTGGAGAAGACAATAACCCACCAAGATACGGACAAGTATATCTTGCAATAAAAACAAAGTCTGGTGTTGTTTTAACACAAGCACAAAAAGATAGTATTGTTAAACTGTTAGACAAATACAATGTTGCATCTGTTAGACCTACTATTGTCGACCCAGAAACAACTAAATTGCGATTGGCAGTAAATGTTAAGTATAACGCAAATGCTACAACTAAGACTGCAACAACAATAGGAACAAATGTTACAGCAGTATTGACTAGTTATAACACAAGTGACTTAGCACAGTTTGATGGACTCTTTAGATTTTCTAAACTTTCACGTTTGATTGATGCAACAGATAGTTCTATTTTATCTAACATCACAACGCTGAAGATAGAAAAAACAATCACTCCAGTTTTTAATACTTCATCACAATACATTTTAGACTTCTCTAATGCATTATACAATCCACACTCTGGACATAATACTTTAGGTGGCGGTGTTGTTTCCTCAAGTGGATTTACAATTGCTGGAAACGCAAATACACTATACCTTGATGATGATGGCGCTGGTAATATTCGTACATACTACAATGTTGGTGGTACTACAAGAACATATGTGAATTCAACTGCTGGTACTATTAATTATTCCACAGGACTAATTACAATTCCATCTTTGACTATTGCAACGACTGTAAACACAAATAGCATTCAAGTAGTAACGCAACCAAAATCAAATGATATTGTCCCTGTACGAAATCAATTATTGGAAATAGATTTTGCAAATTCAACGGTAACTGCTGAAGTAGATACAATCGAGTCTGGCGGTTCGTCTGCTGGAACTGGATATAATACTACTTCCTCATATTAGGGTATAATAGATGTCGGGTACACCTACACTACAGAATAAGGTATCGCCTCATATTGAGTCACAACTTCCAGACTTTGTTCGGGAAGATCATGCCCTCTTTTCTTTATTTTTAAAATACTATTATGAATTCTTAGAAGCAGGAGAACTTACTCTTACTGGTTCTAATGAATTCCTTGTAGAAGAAACTCTTACAAAGAACTTTATCTTAGATGAACAGGGTGACAATGTTGTCTTGGAGGAATCTGTAGGAAAGTTTGTTGCTGGTGAAACAATCGTTGGTGCAATAACTAAAGCAACTGCTCGTGTTCTTGTAGATGACTTTGATTCAAATAATAGATTGTTCACAACATCTCAACAGTTGTTTGAGATTGGAGAAACTATTACTGGACAGACTTCTGGTGCAACATCAACTGTTTCTTCTTATCGTGCAAACCCTGTACAGAACATACAACAACTTCTTGATTACGCAGATGTTGATAATACAGTATACTCTTTCCTTGATAAATTCAGAGACTCCTTTATGGAGGCAATGCCTAATACGGTTGCAGATGGTTTATCTAAAAGAAAATTAATTAAAAACATTAAAGATATGTACGCTGCAAAGGGTACAGAGAATGGACACAAACTATTCTTCCGTATTCTCTTTAATGAAGAAGCAACTATTACTTATCCAAGAGATAATCTACTTCGCCCATCTGATGGTAAGTGGACTACAGATAAAGTTATTCGTATTGTTGAAACTGGAACTTCAGATTTTAATAATGCAATAGGCGAGACTGTAACTGGTACAATATCTGGTGCAACAGCAATCATTGCAGCAGTAATTAAATTTAGAGAAGGCGCAACTCAAATTGCTGAGTTGAATCTGGATGCAAACTCTGTTACTGGAACATTCCAAGCAGGGGAAACAGGAACTACAATTGATACTGGATTAGATTTAGAAATCTCTGGTACAATTAAATCTATTGTGGTTCTAGGAAACGTATTAACTGGTGGTGCATATTATAGTACAAGTGACCCTGTTGTAGTAAGTGGTGGTGACGGAAACAATGCAGCAACTGCTCGTGTTGAATCTGCTGGTGCTGGTTCTATTGATGAGATTGTTATTGAGAGTGGTGGTACTGGATACGTTGCTGGTGAAGAACTTGTTTTCAATGTTGATAACACTGAAGGTAAAGATGTTCGTGCAAGAATTGCTGTAGTTGGTGGTGGATTTAATTTAGAACAATCAACTGCTCCAGACCATTTCATAAGTGAAAATGGTGAAGCTATTATAACAGAAGATAGGTTCTATGTCAACCAAGAAGAAACAGTTGGTGAATTAGACCATCTTGTAATGGAAGATGGTGGACAGGTTGTTCTTGAAACACAAACCTTTACAGACTTGGGTGTTGCATCTGAGGCTGGAGAGATTACAAAGATTGAAATGGTAAACAAGGGTAATGGTTTCTTAACTTTACCTTTAGTTTCTGACAGTCTTTCATCTGGTGGTACAGGTTCAAGTCTATTCTCAGCATCCACACAAACTCCAATGGTTGGACATGTTGAGGGTATCTCTATTACTAACTTTGGTTTGGATTATGCATCTGCACCAGAATTTGTATTAAATAGAAATATCCTTGTACAGAATGTTAGTGGTTCGTTTACTGCTGGTGATTCATTAGTAAGTCACTCTGGTACAGTTGTTAACTTTAATGGAACAACAAATATTTTAGAACTATCAACAGGTGTTGATTTCAACAAGGGCGATAGCATTACATCCATAACTGGCGCAACTGCAACAGTGTTCCAATCTACACATGCAGAAGCAAGTTCGACAATCGGAACAGTTGGACAGACAGTAGGAAGTTTTGTAAACGACCAAGGTAAAGTATCTGAATCTGAAATGAAGGTTCAAGACTCATACTATTATCAAGACTACTCGTATGTAGTTCGTATTGGGCAATCAATTAATGAGTGGCGAGAGTCAGTTAGGCGCTCTGTTCACCCTGCTGGTTGGAACGTATTCGGTGAAGTTTCATTCTCCACACTTATATCTGCTACTATTCAAACACCAACTGCTGGTAGAATTAGTGATTACTATGGTGACGATACTTACTCACCAGAACTTGCATCTACATTTACTAATCTATTCACTACCGTATTTGGTAGACGATTAGGTACTATAGATGATTCCACTGCAAGAGTCAATGCAAGAGTTGGTGTTGCTAACGCTTCAGACTTGACAAGTGGGAAGAGGGACGTTACACTAACAAGAGAAATCACAGTTATTTTAAGAACTAATCGTGGTTCTCATAGATCTTCTGGTAATAACTTATCTAACCTTCCTAAGTATGCTTTTGCAGTTCCTCCAATTGCAACTAGTGGAACTATACCGCACTATCCTGGCCTAAGTAGAACTATAACTGCAAGTTCAGATGAAAGTCGTGACTTGTATACTATTGACCAGTGGGGAAGTTATAGAATTAATCAAGTTTCTGTGAAGTCTATAAATACAAATGAATTCGATTCGAATACAGTAACAATGGATTCGTCAAATGCTACGTTTGATAATATAGATAAATATATCATACCACAGGCTGCATATACTACGAGGGTGAATGTTCCCCCTCCAAGTCAGATACTAGTTACCTCATCTGGTACGAAATTTAGTTCTGATAATGTAGAATTTGACGATAATATAAGAACTTTTGACACAAACTAATATAGAAGTCTTATAAATAATATAAAGAAATTAAGGGAAAACTAACATGGCATATCAAGCATTAGGATTAGGTTCAGTTGCAAATGACGGAACTGGTGATTCTTTACGCACTGGTGGCGACAAGGTCAACGACAACTTTGTAGAAATCTACACCAAACTTGGTGATGGTTCTACACTTTCTGCTGATACTGTTACCCTCAACACTGCGTCACAAACACTAACAAACAAAACTTTAACAAGTCCAACCATTACTGGTACTGGAGCAATCGCTGGTGCATTCACTGGTAACGTAGATGGTAACTGTACTGGAACTTCTGGTTCTACTACAGGTAACGCTGCAACTGCAACTGCTCTTGCGGCCGCAGTGAACATTGCTGGTGTATCATTCGATGGTTCTGGTGCAATTACAATTGCAAGTACAGACTTGAGTGACACTGCATCTATTTGTCTCGCTGCAAATACACTGACACTTACAAACAAAACTTTAACTGCACCAATTATCGGTGGTGATATCACTACTGCATCTGGAAACCTTACAGTTGATACTGCAACACAGATTGTAGAAATCAAAGGTGACGGTACAGCAGTTGAAGGAATGATTAAACTTAACTGTCATGCCAATACGCATGGACAAACAATTAAACCACAACCACATAGTGCAAGTGTAACTAATACAATGTTACTTCCTGCTGGTGCAAATTCTACATTGGTAAGTTTGGTATCTGCTGATACCCTTACTAACAAGTCAATTGACTTGACAGATAACACTGTTACTGGTACAATGGCAGA